AAAATTAATTTTTAAGGCTAGAAAATAATGATTAACATTTCCATCTTCTACGAGCTTGTCGTATTCTAGAATTAGGATTATTTCTTGTCTTTGCAGAGCTTCTTTTTAATTGTCCTAATGATCTTGCACAATAAGATTTTCTTCTTTTAGCTGCTTTACTACCCGGTTTAACTTTACCAGTTACAGCCATAGATAATTTAGAACCAGGATTAGCTCGTCTATAAGCTTTTATTCCTGCTCTAGTCATACCCGCACCTTTTTTAGTAGGTCGATAATATTTTTTTCTTCTAGGAATATCTCCAGTTCTTTTTCTAGGTTTAATTCTTGTTCTTGCCATAATTAAAAACTTCCCATACTATCTGAACCACCTGGTCCACTTGATCCAGGTGAACCACCACCCATATCAGCTCCACCACCATAACCTGACATACCAGATCCTCTGCTTCCTACACTACCTTTAGATTGAGTGCTACGACCATCATACTGACCGCCACGTCTAGCATCTTGAGGTGTAGGTGTATTTGAACCAAATTGACCTTTATCAATTCTTCCTTGTAAATCTCTTACGCTTTCTCTATTAATTGCAGCTTCTTGTTCTTTTTGTGCTTGATTATTTAATGCAGCACCTGCAATAAAGGGTATTGCAAAAGGAGCAACTACAGATAAAAGACTTCCACCAGTTAAAGCACTATAGGCAGATGAACCAATTCTAGCCACATTTTGAACACTTGCAGGTATACCTAAAGTGCTTTCTACAAAATCATTATAAGCTCCTATATTTTCACTTATAATATTACCAGCAGTTTTTTTAGCTGATGGAGTTTCTTTTTCAAAATCAAATTTAAAGAAACCACTTTTCTTTCTATCTTTTTCAATATCTTCTATATCATCATATTTTTGATCAAAAGTTTTTGGTGTTTGAAAATCTTTTATTTGTCCATCGTCACCTTCAAATATAGGACATACTCCATTAACAGACATTCTACCATTAGGACAAATAAATTCTTGCATTAACTTCTACCTTGTCTATTATATTTTTTATAACTTCTTTTTTCATTTTTATTCAAAGTCTTTTTATGTCTTCGAGGTCTTTTCTTTGGTTTAGGTCTAGGTACGAAGTGGGTAAACTTTTGTTTAGCCATTTACTTTTTTTTCTTTTTCTTCTTTTTCTTCATAGCTTTAGCTATTGCCATAGCTCTTTTCTTTTCATAAGAAGACATCTTACCATCTTTGTTAAGATCACCTTTTTTCATCATACGACCTGTAATTTTAGAGTTCTGCATTCTACCTTCGCCTGATCCTGCTCCAGCAGTCATTTTCATTTTTCTTTTTCTTTTCATATTAGTCCTTTTTCTTTCCTGGTCCAATGTTAATAGGAATCACTTTAGCTTTTTTCTTATTAATTATATCTGATGCAGAAGTATAATCTTTAGCTTTACCTTTGTATAAAACTCCACCTTTGTAATTATCAGAAAGTTTATCTGATGGTTTTTCTGCCATCATTTCTCTTTCTTTAGATTTACCTTCTTCATAGCCGTCATCATCAATCATTTTAGATGTAGAAGTATCTTCGAAATCAACATCCATAATATCTTTTACAACATCTTTTGTTTTTTTAGCCATTAGTCTATCTCCACTTCTATTTTAAGTGATTTCATCATTTGCATATGATCAGCTTTTCTTTGATCATCTATTTTTACAACTTCATCTCCAGGATTTTGCATTGCTTTTTTTAACATAGCAGCATCTTCTACAGCACTAGGAAACTTGTCGTAAAATCTTTTATCAGCGTCTTTAACATCTTGAACGCTATATTGTTTTACTCCAATTTTATTTTTCATCTAAGTCCTCCGGTGTACTTAATTTTTTATTCAATATACCTTGAAATACTGATTGTGTAAAGGTAGGAAGCATCATTTCACTTATAGGCGATTTATTATGGCCAGTAGACCAAGATATACAAGGAACTCCCTTCTCGTCCCATGCGACTAAAGCATAGCCTTTTATATCTACCTTTTCTGTAATCTTGATACACGCATCATGAAAAGAACCAACAACTTCATCGTCTTGTCTTTGTTCTTTTTCTTTAGGTAAAGGTTTTCTAGGCGTTACTCTAAACGAATCAAGAGTAATAATGTTTGTTTTCGCCACGTTGCTTTCTTGTCTCATAATCTTCGTCCTCTGGATCATCAGGGTGTGTTACTAAAAATCCATCCCTTATACGCAATAAAGCTTGAACACATGTATCATGTATATCATCATGCTTTCCATATGGAAATTGCGCTGACTCCTCAATTACACTCTTAGTCCATTCTTCATCCATAGTAAACACTAATCCACCTTCAAACATAGAAGATACACTATGTGTTCTAGAAACTTTATCTCTATCAGGAGAATAAGTAATTACAGGGATTCCTGATCGTCTTAAATCTTGTATTAAAGATTGGCCTGATGCTTTTTTTTCAATTAAAACTTGATCGGGTCTCCATTCATAATAGCTATCGTTAGCTCTTTTACGAAGCTCTGGATATTCTAATCTATCTTTCCAAGCGTCTAATAAAATAGTTGCAGCGTAAGGAACGTTATTTTCATCTCTAGCTGTAAACACTCCCCATGTAGTGCATGCTGAAAAGTCAGCAGTGCTTTTAGTTGAGTAAGCAGTATCATAAGATTGAACAACATAACTTAAAGTTGGAATATTATCTCCATCATATATATTCCACCAATCTCTTTTAATAATTGAACCTTCTTCATTACTTGGATTTTGTTGATACAATGCTGACCATACTCTATCACCTACTGTAGCTTTAATTTTATTTAAATCTTCTTTAGAATAAGCTTCAGGCCATAAAGCATTACCCGAACTATCTATAGCTGGTAAATCTAAAACTTTCCAGTCTTCTCCAGATTCATTTAAAATGTATCCAGCTAAATCGTCTTGGTGCCAACGTGTTTGAATTATAATAACTTTACCACCAGGTTGAAGTCGTGTGTAAGCTACAGCTTTATACCACTCGATTAGATTTCTTCTTTGAACTTCTGACTCAGCGTCTTCTCGACCTTTAATCGGGTCATCAATAATTAATAAATGCGCACCTCTACCAGTAATCGCTCCACCTGCACCGACTGCTGTATACGTTCCACCTTGCATCGTATGAAAACGTTTAGCTGATGTACTATCTGATCTTAGAGCTACGTTTTGAAATACATTATTAAAATCTGGTGATTGTAATTGATTTCTTACTTTACGACCAAAGTCGTCTGCTAATTCTTGAGCATAAGTCGATTGTATCACAAATTCGTTTGGATTATTTCCTAGGTACCATGCTGGAAAAAATTCTGAGCATAACATAGACTTTCCATGCCTTGGCGGCATAAAGACTGCAAGACGTTTTATTTCTCCTGATTCTAATTGTTGTAGATGCTTAGCAATCAATTGTATATGAGCTGGATCCTTGTACCCAGGATACATATGCTTTGCGTAAGATAATAAATCCTTACGAGCTTTAGACGTAGATAAAATTTTAGTGAGGTGTTCTATTACCTCAGCTGCCCGAGGATCCTTCGTTTCCTGAAATATCTGAATAGCTGACTTTAGTCGTTCCTTTAATGTCTGTTCTTGCATTTTGTTTTCCTGCGCCTATTGCACCTTTTTTTCGATACTCATCAAATTTATCTGCAACTAATTTTAATGGCTCTATCTCTTTTCGTACAATTTTTTTCCAATGTACAGAAGGTTGTCCAATTTTTTCTAAATACCAAGCAAGTTTGCTTGCATCTGCTGTTCTAGCATTCCACATCTTAGTATGGTGTAAATCACCTTCTTGATCAGGGTGCCCCTCTTTATAAATTCTTTCTTTAAAGACACTATCATTATTATTTCCTGTAATGTCAGCTCGATCATGAGTTACATCTATATTAACATTCTTCATTATATCCAACATATAAGCTATCTCGGAAATCCATGCATCGTTTTGTCCATGTAAACTTATATGATCTAATAATCTAAACCAATCCCATGGAAATATGGGAAAGATACTATATGGGTGACCAGTCTGTTCTTTAACACGTAACACAGAAAAGGTCTTTTCAGACTCTATAATCTCGTCCCAATGTTTAGTATTCATAATAGCATCATCATTGAAAAACATTACCCAGGTACCCTGAGCATATGCACATAAAGAATTATTATACATATGGAGGTTTTCATAACCCATTCGTTTAAACTTTAGAACACTTTGATTTTGATAGTTGGCCTTCTTCAAGAAGGTCAACGTTTCATGGTCATCGTCATCGACACCGAATAAAGGTTGAATTTTATCAGGATTTTTTGCATTAGACAATAAAGAATCCATAGATTTCTCTAATTGTCTAACTCTCTTACGAGTAGGGAGTAATATAGATATAGTCATGGATCAATGATACTTTGATAATGTTTGAATGAAAACCTAATTCTTTTCTTCTATCTCGTAGAAGAACTTGTCAGTGTCCTCGGTCCGCCAATCCTTATTCTCTACATTCCATTCGGTCGTTTGAACTTTATAGTCTGGAACTTCGTTTCGGGTAGTGAATGAATTAATATTCCATAGTATCCTGTTATTAGGCTGAGCAGCGAAATTACCATTGTCAAGCTCCAATACATGAGCGCACTTATGTTCCTGAGGAATTTCAGAATGATCTGTATCAAGAAGATTGGCGTCAGGGTGACACCAGTCAACAGTAAACAGATACTCACCGTGATATAGTTTCTTATCTTTTCCAAAATATTTGGCTCGTTGTCCTTCTAGAAAAGCAAAGTGATTAACACTATGATAATAATCAAAGCTATTCCACAGTTGAAGCTCGTCAATCGACATATCGGGCACTTCGGCTCTGTCATACGATTTTTGGAAAAACGCTGAGATAGGCAAGCGCCAAAAGCAGGCACCATTTTCCAACATGATATTAAAAAGGAGACCACGACCTGCGATACTTGTGAGACCGAAGATAACACAGTCTTCGCTTTCTCCATGATGTTTCTGTAAATCATATAAATACTCCTTACGAATTTTACAAT